AGTTCAGGAACATTAATGTTACGTTGTGCTAGCTCTAGCATTGTATTAAGAACAGGTTCTAAGAACTCTGTTTCAAATTGATTAATTTTATTTTGGAAGATACGTGATGCTGCATTCTGTAACTGTTGTACTTCAAATGCTGTCTTTTCACCTGGAGTTCTAAAGCCCATAGCTTCTTTAGGAGCTCCTGCCATTTCTTCCATAACGTTTAATATAGCTGCAATCTCATTGTTAACTTGAAATGCTGCTGCATTAGGTGGCATAGCTACTACATCACCATCTTCTGGGATATGAATAGTTTGTTCTGGACCCCATGTAAATGGTTCTACATCACCTATAATCTTAAGTGGTGGATGTATAGTGAGATCTAAAGCATCAGCTTTAAGATTCTCTAAGTGATCTATACGATATTGTAAGCCTACTAAGTTATCTAGTGGACCCATAGCATATAAATTATCAGGACGTTTTCTCCATCCTACATGATGTTTACTATCACGAGCTATGTATGATGGGTTATCTTTAACACGTAGTACATAACTTCTATCTAAAATAGTAATAATTTTATTTTTATGTAGTTTCTTCTCAACAGTATCATAGAAGTCGCCTTCAAACTCTAAGAGTTCTACATAACCTGATTGATAATATTCTTGTAATGTACCAAAGCCATCAACAATAAATGCTTCTGCTTTGTTAATATCTTCAATCTTAAACTGTGATAAACTATTTCTAATATCTAAAGCTTTATCTAATGCACCTTTATCATAATCTAATGTAGGATTCTCTTCTACATCTGACATAAGTTCACCAATAGATTTAACATAGCGAGTAAACTTAGGTGAGTCTTTAAAGCTAGGAGCTGTAGGATTAATTACAATATCAAATGGTGATATACGTACTAGCTTAGGACCATTGTATGTAGTAATAGATTCACCTGTAACAGGATCTATATGTGATTGATGAACATAAGTAACATCTGCAAAACAGTTACCATAGTCAATATAATCTGCTACAAGTTGTGAAACTGTTTCTTTAAACCCTGACTCTTTAATTTTAGTTTTAAGATAAGCTTCAATAGCTTTACGTTTAGAAATAATACTATCATCTAAAGTGGCTCCCTCCCACTTCATCCAATCGTCATTAGGAAATAAAGCATCCATGTAATTAGCATGGAGGTTATCTCTAATCTGTGTTAGTTTAGGTAATGTGGTTTTATTTTTCCAAGGTAAAGAAGAATTAGAAGTTGTTGTAGTATCTGTAGCAAACAAATAATTACGTAACTCTCTCCACTCTGCTTCTTTATTTTGTCGTTGTATCCACCATTGATTATACAAGTGAGCAAGGTTTCTTGCCATTGTATCTGGATTAATTGCTTTTTCAAATTGTGCTACTTTACCTGCCATATATATTCCTTAGTAAGATACTCCCCCAAAACGAGAGTGTGTTAAAACATTAGAAGACATCATACTAACTCCGTTACTTCTTTGTCTAGGTACTACAGAGATAGCTATAGCGTTTGCTAGTGCATCTTTAACGTCATCATGAGGTGGGTGTACCTGTGATAGTTCTTCTTCTAGTACTTGACAATTACCACCTTTGTAATGCCACATTTGTTGATTGTGATACTTAGGTTCGAGTGTAGCATTAATACGTTGTCTCTTATCTCCTAAATGTCTAGTAGGTCTATACTCATCAATGACTAATGGAATACCATTAGGTTTAAGATAACTATCTTTAAGTTCTTTTACAATCGTTTGTTGAGCTACTGTAACCTCAGCTCTTAGTTTTCTAAAACCCCACTTCTCCCAAGCTCTAAGAATATGATCATAGTAATCTACAATACGATCTGTTTTAAATCTATCTATGTCTAATACATAATAGTTAGCTTGATGATCTACACCTACTACAACTAAAGCTGTACTATCAGCTTGTTTACGTAATGAGAAAGCAAAGTCAATAGCTGCAAAAACATTTAACTTACGATCTCTAATGTACCAGTCTCCTTCTCGATTCTGTAATACAGCTCTATCAAAGTATTGAAAGTTATCATTGTCTATGTTAGCTGCTTCTGAGTTATTAGGATCATTATAATACTGAGAGTAAAACTGTGTAACATCTACATACTTAGCTTTAATTCTTGCTAACTCTTTAGCATCAAAGCCAAATGATTTACCATCAGATCTTTTTTGTTTAGCCCAAAGAAACTCACCATTAGTTTCTACGACTCTTTGAAATAATTCATAAACATTTTCTTCAGATTCTAACTCACCTTCGTCATTATAAATCTGTTCTTTCATGTTTACCATAGTGTCATAAATATCTCTAGGATGATAACGAGTACCAACAACCCACTCAAAAGCTCCAGGGTTTTCAATAGAAGCAAGTTGCGAGTAAGCCGAGGAAACTTTTTCTCTACCATCTTCTGTATACGCATTACTTGGCACAACAATATCATCAAGTACCACAACATCGGCATGAAAGCCAGTAGTATTACTAGTAAGACCAACAGCTTTGACACTAGCATCACGAATACCCTCTAACTTTCTTTGTGGATGATCAACAGCTATCTCAGCTACTGCCCATTTCTCTCTCTTACCTTCTTCTTCATAGATCATATCTTTCCAGTATCTACGATAGATAGGACTATCTATAATCTGTTTAATAGCATAAAGTTGTTTCTCTGCTAAGTCTGCTGTAGCTGATACATATAGTATAGTAGTTTCAGGATGCTTAGTTAACCACCATGCTGTACGATAAGCTATTAACTTTGACTTCATGTGTCCACGAGGAAGTAACACTAGTTGGTTTTCTTTAGCACCTTGCCTTTGCCACCAAGATATTAACTCTTCTTGTACTGCACCTACCATTAAATGAGGTGCTACTAGTCGTATAAAGGTCAGCAGATCTGCTTCTGCTGCCTCTCTGATTTGGTCAATCTGACTCATTTTATCTTTCTATATTTAGCTGTTTTCTTTTTAACACTGTCTGGTTGTGCTACAAACTGTTTACCTTTACGATTACCTGTAGCCTTAGCTGCGTTAGTTGCTTTCTTTTCAGCAGGACTTAAAGCTTTCCATGCTGCATCAGGTAGGTATCGTTTTTTTCCTTCACTCTTAGTACCATCAGAAGTTCTCCACTTCTGTTTAGTCCAAGCTTTTAAACTTTTTTGTGATTTAGCTAAAGCCATTATTTATAGCCTCCACCTTTTTCTTTATATTGTTTAGCCAACATCTGAGCTTTACGTGCTGACCATTGACCAGGTTTACCACCTTTACTACCTGCTTTAATTTTATTAAATAAAGTTTTACGCATAGCAGGTTTAGTATAATTACCTGCTGAGTTAACTGTGCTTTTCTTTTTAGTAGCTACCATTTAACTTTATGACTCCAGTATCTAGCACTCATTTTATCTGGGCTAGAGTCTTGAGCATTATGTCTAGCATAGTAAGATTTCTTACGTGCTTTGTCTTTAGCAGATGTAGGATTCTTACCTGCTCCTTTTACACCTTGTTGACCAAAGCGTATTAGTTTAGTTTTATCTCCTACTTTAGCTACAACAACATGAGACTTAGTAGGATGTGAAGGAGTCCTTTTAGGTTTATTATAACCTGATACTCCTGCTCGTTCTAGTTTTGGGTCCTTTGCCATTCTCTTACCTCTCTTGCATATTCAATTTCATTTATAGTTACTTCTTCTACAATTACTATTGGTTTTCTAGTAGCACAACTAGTTAATAATAATGCTATAAGTAAGTACTTCATTAATTAGGTTTAGCTAATTGTCCACCAAAGTAAAATTCTACAATTAATGTAGCCCATTGAAAGATCTCATCAAACTTATAAAGACCTTTAATTGTTGTAAATGTTTCTCCACCACCAATACTAAATAAACCTAAAAAACTAAAACCTTCTGATGTAGATCTAACTACTGTATCAACACCAAAGATTCCTGCTAGTGGATATATAGCTACTAAAGATAATATAACTAATATAAGTATTCGTCTGTTCCATGCAGCAAAAGGAGACTCAGTAGCAGCTACTTCACGAGCACTATCAATTTGTTTTGATCGTGCTGCTAAATTAGCAAGCATTAATTTTTGTTGTTCATGGGCTTGGGCAGATTTAATTGCTGTTAGTTTAGCAATAAAACCTAAGATAATAGGAATAAGGTGAGTTAAAATTGCCATTTATTTATAAAACTTTTTAATTGATTCCAAAAATTATTTAGTTTAATTTTTATTTTTTTTAGATTTATGCAAAGTTGATTTCGGATACGGCTGTAAACCTCTATGATCAATATAACCATGAGTATATAAAGAATCCACATTTTGTATTACCTTTCTTAAAATTTTAAATAGCATTTAATAAAAGAGTAGCTGCTTGTGATTTATTAATTATCATTGTTGATACAACAATACTACCAAATCCTAATATAATAGTCCAAAGAAGTTTATTAAGAACAGCTTCTATTTTGTCTATACGAGCATGAATATTAGCGTACCTTTCGGCACACAGTTCTTCATGCGAGTTTAGTCGTTGTTCTACTTCCTTTGGAGTTGTCATTATTCACCCCAGTTCTGTGATTGCATTACCTCAATTAATGTTTCTACAGATGTAACTGCTTTGATTGCAGCTTCTAGTCTATCAGATTCTGCAACGACTGCTGCTCTTTTAGATGCTACATCAGCAGGAATGTCTACATTACGCTCTACTTTACGAGTTACATACCAGTCAGTAGATGCTAACATTGTGCCTGCTGTATGTTTCACTTGTGCAATCATCGTAGACTTCAGACCTTTAGTGACTAATCTTTCATCACTATCTACCATCACAGGATTGTCAGGGTCTGTGTTATCTAATACTTTGACATACAATGGGTTACCATCTTCGTCTACTTCTTCTTTATCTTCCAATGCTTTTGGATTGTTGATGTCACCATTCCAGTAGTATCTGTCATCAGCACGAACAGGATCGTTTACCCATGTAATACCAATAGCAGTCTTTTCTGCTTCTGTTGA